GCCATAAGCAAGAGCTGCCGCAGTAGGTTCGTTAATAATACGGAGTACTTCCAGGCCGGCAATCTGGCCAGCGTCCTTAGTTGCCTGTCTTTGGCTGTCGTTAAAGTACGCAGGAACTGTGATAACTGCTTGAGTGACTTCATGACCTAAATAATCCTCCGCTGTCTTTTTCATCTTACGCAGAACTTCTGCTGAGATTTGTGGAGGTGCCAACTCTTGATCATTAGCACGAATCCATGCATCACCGTTCTTGGCTTCCATGATTTCGTAGGGCATGAGGTCGATGTCCTTTTGAACAGCTTCCTCTTTAAATTTACGTCCAATCAAACGCTTTGAAGCATAGATTGTGTTTTTGGGGTTAGTAACTGATTGACGCTTTGCACTTGCGCCTACAAGAATTTCATCTTTGCCGTAGGCAACGATTGAAGGCGTAGTTCTAGCACCTTCTGCATTTTCAATTATTTTGGGGATGCCGTTTTCAATAACGGCTACACATGAGTTTGTGGTACCTAAATCGATACCGATGATCTTAGACATAATTATCTCCTTTTAAAGTAAGATCTAGATTGTGAGCACTATGCTCTATAAACCGCCCGCTTTGGTGCAGCTTACGATTTTATTTATATCAAATATTCTCTAAATTCTGAATATTTGACCACTTTTTTAGTTTTTCTATTTTAGCAGCCTGTGCCCGTTCAATATTAGCATATGACACAATATCCATGCTGTGCAAGATATCAATCATGGCCAGCATATCGCCGAGCTCTTCTTCCAGGTGTTCCCTATTGGTTTTAGGTTTACCCGGTTTATAATTATCAAGCCCGAAGCGGCTGATTTTGCTTACTGCTTGAATTACTTCTGCACACTCTTCTTGAAGAATGTCCATTACTTCTTTGGTTTGTGAGTCCATGTTAATTGGTCTTTGCTAATGGGTTAATGTATGCGCCGTCACTCATTGTTGAGCTACGTAGAGTTCTAAAGATCTTTTGAACTCCCTGTGCTTGATCAACAGCATCAGCCAAGGCGTTGTGAGCTGTGACGGAAACACGATTAGGATTGATACCTAGATCGAATAACGTGCGGGTATCGCGAACCTCCCAGAAACTCCAAGGGATAGCTTTACCAATCTTTCGAAAATACCATTCCAATATGATAACGTCAAATCCTGCACCATGACTCCATACTCGCTTGCCACCCCAACAGAACTTGTAGAGTTTTGCCATGGCTTCATCGATTGAAATACGGTTAGTGGGATCAAATGCATCTGCTTGAGCGGCTGCACTTTGATTGGCCCACCAATCTAGGGTAGCAGTAGAAACAGTAGCACCAATTCGATCGCAACTATCGATATCTACCTTAAGGTAGAATTTTTCCATCTTAGGATCATTGGCTTCTTCACCAAATGGATCAAATTTAACTGCGCCGATGGTTAAGATTGTTGCGGAGGGGAGTACGTCAAGCGTCTCCAAGTCAATCATAATATCTGTGTTCATACAGTTATTATACTACCTTTCTGACCAATAGTCAATAGATTAAAACATTTTTTTAGGTAATTGCTGTTCGCGAAGTTTCTTTTTCCAACGGGCAACCGCAGCACCTTTTAGGCGTTTGCGTTTGGTAGTTGGTTTTTCATAAAACTCTTTTCGTCTAAGTTCATCTAACATGCCACTGTCTTCGACCTTTTTCTTGAAACGGCGAAGAGCCTGATTGATGTTTTCGTTTTCTTTTACGACTACTGTATTTCCTGTTAAAACTCTTGATTTATTCATGATTATTTAAATTAAATGTAATTAGTGATTTACAATCCTCACTAGCATATATAGCCTTTGCATTGGCCTGTGCTAAAATTTTTAATATTCCAAAATAGTGAGAATTTTTTTGAGCAGCCATATACCCAACTACTAGTTCATTTTGACTGTTAGCATTAAAAATAATTAAATTACTTTTTGCTTTTTTGTCTAATAGCCAATAGCTGTCGTCGTTGGAACCCCACATGTATGCAATGATTGTGGCAGGAGATTTTATTTCTAATAAAACATCGGAAATTATCTTAGTTTGTTCAGAATCTAGATCTACCAATAGTAGACGGAATCCATCAAGTACAACATCGTCGGGCTGAGTAATTATTAATACTTTTTCAGTCATTCCTGGCCTTTCGCCTGTTTAACTTTTTGCCATATTGTTGATTCTGTTTGCTCGGCATTTTGAATATAACCTTCTATTCTTCCCGAGACTTTCGAATCTGTTGACCCTGTTCCCGTTCCATCCATGTCGTTATCTTTTTTTTTAGATTCTTCAACCTGTTCCATAGCCCACTTGGCAGCTTCTTCAGCAGCTTCGTTATCAGTGAAATCTGGTTCGGCCATTAGATACGCATCCCAAGGGAGGCGATCAATCAAACCTTTCTCAAAAAGCTTCTTGTGTCTTTTCAAAGAATCAGTTGGATGATCGTGCTTCCAATTTTTCTTAGCCTCTCTGACTTCATTCGAATCATTTTCGTCATCGATAATGTCGTCATCTTCATCGTGAAGTTCTTCTGGCGCTGTTATATCACCTCCTAGTGCAGTCGCCGGCGTTGCTGATGAGGCTTCTTCTGTGTGTGTCGGTTCTTCTTTATTTACTGGTTCTTGTATATAGTTGGCTGCTGGAAATGGCCATAAAGAGCTGGCGGCTGGTAAGAATGGTTCTGCTTTTGCAGTTTCTTCTTCGGGCTCTATTTCTGTTTCTTCGGGAATGGGTTCTATGGCAATAGCTTCTGGAGTTTCTTCTTCCTGCTTACGGAACCATTGGAAACTATACTGACTGGCCAACAACAAGATGACTGCCAGTGGATCAAATACTACAACGATGATAATAATCACCCAGGTGACTGCTTTTTCTAATATATTAGCATCTGGATTGTCACCGTAGATAAATGCCGCAATATATTTTATTGGACCAACTTCGGCTTCAACCTTGCGTACCTCTGCGGCAATTGGCGCACGTTCTTGGCTAACAGCGGCAACAATTTTCTGTTCAGCTACAATCTCGGATTGTAGTCGAGCACGTTCTTTTTGTTGACTGCGTCGAATTTGAACAGCTTTATCAGCACCCTTTTCATCTGAACTGCGACCCATAACTTGGTCCACCGCATCGTCCATTTGTTTAAGCGCCTTGCGGTTGGCATCAATGTTGTCCTTAGCTGTTCGAATCTTGTCGTCGTAGACTGCAATCTTGCTCAGTACATCGCCCGACACAAGACTTTGGTCACTGTGTGCTTTTGACAAGAAGCCAAAGATGCCCATCGAAGTGATTAGCATCAATATGGCAATGGCCGCTAACAGATAGGCGCGAATAAAATACGGTGCTCGAGTCCAATTTTGTTTGAGCCATACCGTGCCGGCTAGTTTGCTGATCTCTAAGGCCACACCCATCACAATGATAGGAATAACTGCCGCAGAGAATATGGCCACTAGTCCGGCCACACTGTAATAGATGGCCACCGCAGATACTGTTAATCCGCTGAGTAGAGTTGACCAGGCAATGAATTTGTCGCTTGTATGTATTCTCATGAACTAGTATTTATTCCCTTACCCATCGCCAATCTCTGCTAGCATTTGAATAACAGGCTGTTGTACTTAGCGTCTTTTGTACGCCATACGCTATCGCCTGAACGTGCATACGTCTACAATAGCCAGAACCAGTGGGCCATGTCATAACAGGTATGGCAACACCGCTGGCATCTCGTTTGTACCATTCCACACCTTGACCATTTTCAGCATACATCACTGCATGTTGTAAGGCCTGAGTGTAGGAATCTTTCTGATCATCGTCGAAAGTCTTAAACCAACCAAAGGATACCTGTGCTAGTTCGTTTAAGAACGTGCCGCTACGATATTCGAAAAACTTAGGATTGGTAATATCGCTTGCCATTGCTGGACTAATTGCGACCAGTATTAACAATTTCCCAACCACCATCCAGCTTTTGACAGCTGACACCTTTGCGTTGAACATCTCGGCCTCCAATCTGCATCCAATAAGTAAATTCACCGCAGTTGGTAGACATACCCAATCTTGCTGTGGTGATTCGTTTGACATCATCGTCAGTACAATCTAGAACAGTCTTACTATCCACGGTCTCTTTGTTCTGAGTGGTGATAGTTTGACTGGTATAGCAATACTGAGGTTTGTTGGCAGCAATTTTTGGTGAAGAGCTACATCCGGACAGTAATGCTAATAATAGAAAACATAATAGTATTACTGCCCAAAGGTAGTTCTTGACTTTGTAGCCATCCATTATTGTGCCTTACTTGCTTTGGCTTCGTTAATCAATGTGTCAAAGGTAGCCTTGGGCATTTTTAAACGAACAAACGTATAGTGTTTCCCGCCCATTGTAAATGCACCAGCTTCTCGCATAAGGTGTTCACGAAGTGTGACCTGCTTGACTGAATGTTGAATAACGGTACGAGTAGATTTCTTATCGTTAACAAACTCAATTTTAGTTTCTGAGTTCACTTCACTGTTAAGTCGTTTAGCAAGATTATTTAGAGCAATTGCATACATCTGTTCTTCTGCGGCCTGTGCGTGAATTGACTCACCTGCTCCGCAAGCATAGACGTAGTCTTTAGCCCACCAAAACCAACCTTCGGAACCTGCTTGCGCACATTCTTGATACCAGCCCGGTTGAGCGTATGTATCACGTTCTTGCACCGACTTCATTCCTGAACAGCCAGTAATAGCCGCTGCCATTAAACCTACTATAATTGCCTTTTTCATCGTATACCTTTCTGTGTGTGTTAACGATAATACTAGTATAGCACCACGGCTGCTCAAAGTCAACCGTGTGCTTTACCAATTTTATTTGAAGAAGATTAGAGCCATCATTACTGCTTGAACAATAAATCCCACTCCAATAGTGACCACATTCAGCATGTCTTTTTGGACTGCGGCCTTAACAAACAATAAAGTAAGACCTGACCAAACCAACAATACTATATCTACGGAGGGCATCTTGTCCGTGAGTCCGCTCATCACTGCAAGCAGACTAGGAATAGTGGCAGCATGAAGAACTAGTACTGCTAGCCAACCAAATGTTTCTGAAGAAATATGACTGACTTTGGCAGAGGCCCATGTTTTGAATTCTTGAAGATTTTCAAAATGGGGCAATGGATTGAATTTGCCAAATTTGTTAAAGTCTATCATGTTATTTTTTTCCTTTGTAGAAGATGTGATTACCAATAGAGCCAATTTTTTCTAGTGGCCAGCTAGGGTTAACATAGTTAGCATGATAATACAATGCTTCTTTCATTACGTCAAGCCTGAAGCCTTCCAATAATACTTTTTTGGCCACTGCCATACTTTCATTGTAAGCGGCAGGATTGACTGGTCTAGCTTTATGGGCAGTGTCGCAATACCATGAGAATTGGCAAACAACCCTGTCTATAAACACTGATTTTTGGTAAACAACTGCGCAGACATCTTTTGGAAACGAGGGATGAGACGCCCTGTTCATAGTGACCTGCGCTACTGCTACCTTACCTTCGAAATTTTCATGTCCTGCTTCGCGATAGATGTTCATTGCCAGACACTCGAGCTGTCGTTCACGGGTCTTGATTGAAACAATATCGGGAGAAGATAACATCTGCCCCTCACGTAGCTTTGCCATTTTGGTTTGGGTAATACTTTGAACCAACATGAATACTACAACTAAGCCCATAACATAGGCTGTAAATTTAAATAACTTTTCCATAAGTCCTCCTTTGACTTGGTGTGATACAAGTTTCATATCACATTACATAAAGGGAGTTAACTTCACGAGGCCCTGAAAGAACCCTACTTTCGTGTAGTTGTCTCCATTAGTCACTGAGTTCATAACTCTCAGTACCTTTGGCGACCCTTGGCATCCCGAAAATACGGGTTTCTCATTGGCCAAGACCCGCGGACATGATTTTGATGGTATCTCTGTCATGTCAACTATCTTAGTTTCTTTGCGAAACGTAGTAGTATATACCCCAATTTGCAAATTCACTAGTTAGAATATGGTATTAACGATTCATTTTAACACATATCCATGATTTTTAGCAATATCACAACACATCTCTACAAACTCGGAAACACTTAAATCAAGGCGATGTTTATTGACCTGTTGACTTACCGCCTGGCAATTTTTCAACGAATATCCGTACTTGTTATCAATCCGATCAATGGATACCTTGTTAGGATCGTGTTGCTTCATAACTAATGTTCTACCAGATAAGGCACATTTAGTATTAGAAGTGATAAGTTTAGCAAGCTGAGATCTGTTGAGGTTAAATGCGTATCCTCGAGCGTCTGCACCATTCTTAAGACTATTAAATGTATAACTGATAAAATAGTCAGGATCAGAATTTATTTTTTTCTTTTGGCTTTCGCGAGTTCTACGCTGTTGGTCTTTGTACAGATCTTTATTTTCTGCTCGCCATTTGCGTTGATACTCTAAACGTTCTTGAGTTAGTGCCATGTTTATCTCCTCATCTTTGAAATATCAATTGCCTCTTCGTCCGAAAAGACAGGTACGGCATTGCTTTTATGCATTGTAGCAATACCTTTAACTTTGGTTCCTGTGTAAACTTTAGCAGGTTTGAGAACAGCATTTCCGCCAGTATCCACGCTCTTGATATGTGCAGTGGTATTGCGGCCTTCTGGAATTTTCAAACTGTATGAACTGCTCAAACTAGGAGCACTCAATCCACGGGTGCGTTTCTTTTCTTCGGCTTCAATGCCCCATTTTTTCTGTAGTTCTTTCCAAGATTCGTCCAAAACTCTAGCCTTTCTTGCATGTTCAGCTGATGCAAACTTTTGTTTGCCTTTGCGTTTGCCTGTGGTACTAAGCCACGGACCTTCTAGGTGCATTGTCAAAGAAACCTCCAAACTTGTTAAACTATACTACTAGTATACACTCACTTGATTTGTTTTGCAAGTTCTTTGTAGCCATTATGTGTTGGATGTACTGCGTCCGGACTGCGGTCGACACTCCTAGCATCAATAACGTGATCATTGTACTTGCGAGCCACAGCCAAAACTGCCGTACGTTTGGTTTCTTTAATATTAGGCAAGATCCAATAGACTCGATCTGCTTGAACCAGTTGACGTAATGTATTCAATTCTTCAAAGGTGTTTATCTTTTCAGTATCGTTCGATCCCAGACTGATGATGACATTTTTGGCCTGAGTATCGCCTTTGGTATGCAACAAGTGTCTGTTCACGTAATCATAGCTGTTGATGCCGCTCTTGGCACGAGTCACACACTCGGTACGAATCTGTCCCACGCCTACTGCAAGGCTGTCGCCTAATATCAAACACTCTAACATAATTTCTCCAAACATTCTAATCATAGCATATTATAGCATTAAGAGGAAACAATGTCAAGAGAAAGCCCACCGAAGTGGGCCAAGTCTCAATAACAGTCTCCTGTTTCCAAAAGACGTTTCATTTCACTTATCGGTTCATCACATACATTGTGATTTCGAAACCATAACGCATCTCTGTTGCTGATGGTGTTGTCCACATAGTAGTTCTCCTTTTAATAAACATACTGCATTAGTATGTATCACTATTATACTGGAGAAACTGTCTATTTCACATAGTGAATATCATTAATCTACTATCGTGAAATTAGCTATTCAAAACCTTAGCAACTGAGTTCATAACTGATGCAATACGGCCAATGTCACGAAGTTGTTCCACAGTGTAGCCTTCTGAGTTCTTTAGTGTGTCATAGTGTGCCTTAACACAGAAATGACACTTGCCCACAATACTTGCTGCCAAACTAAATGCTTCAAAGTTTGCTTTGGTAGTTCCACCGTGTGACGCAATGGCATTCATACGTAGTTGTGCCGGCAATCCTTTTAGGGCAGGATCTTCGGCCATCTCAACGTAGGGATACCAAACGTTGTTTTGTGCCATGATACTTGCGGCTGTCATTGCGCTGTCTGCGTAAACAGGAGCATCAGCTAGTAATACAGCCAGTACCTTACCGTTGCCTGTTGCAGCCAATGCAGCCACAGCACATCCCATGGCCACATCAGCATCTAATGTACTACGCACAAGAACAGCATCAAGGTTTAACTTGGTGTCCTTGGCGTAGTCTGGCAACGCTTCTTTGATAGCGTCGATGAATGCCATTATAGTGTCTCGCCGCCAACTGTACGATTACATGCACACAGCTCGCCAGTTTGTAGCGCATCTAATACACGTAGAGTTTCTTCTGGGCTACGGCCAACGTTCAGATTGTTCACAGTGACATGTTGGATAACGTTCGCTGGATCCACAATGAATGTGGCGCGAAGTGCGGCACCTGCTGGAGCATAGAACACACCTAGTTGTTCAATCAAGCTCAAGTCATCACATGTTTTTGGATCATAACGCTGTGTGTCAGCAAATTGATTGTGTGTGATCTTGATTAAATCACTGTGGCTCTTTTGCCATGCCACTTTACAGAACTCATTGTCTGTGCTTCCTGTGAGTAATACTGCATCACGGTCCGCAAAGTCGCCTGTCAACTTGTCATAGGCCACAATCTCTGTAGGGCATACAAATGTAAAATCTTTTGGATAATAAACAATCACTTTCCACTTGCCTGGGAATGACTCATCTGTGATGTCAAAGAATGCATCTTCTGGTTGTCCTGGCTTAACACCCGTGACTGCAAATTTTTCTAACTTATCGCCAACTGTTTTCATATCTTCTCCTTGTGTGTGTTGAAAACTAACTACTCAGTGTTTCCACTGATATATTATTGTACTATTATATAGCCTATTAATCAAGAGATTTTAATAGATTTTTCAATAATTATTTCTATGACGCTTATTGGAAAAATCAATTAAGAGTTTGGTAGTCTTCCCCAATTGACCCGAGTCCAAACTCTTTCGTGCAACCAATAAAGAACGGTATTAACACACATCTGTATCACTGCAATACTTGAACTAACGCCAACACTGTCAGTTATCAAATAAACAATAGTAAATGTGCTGGCGCTGCCAGTAATACGCCAGGTAAGAGTTTTTGCTAGACTGCGCCCATTACTGTCAATCATTTTAATCCTAACTCTTTACGAATCTTCGTGGCTGAAATGTCTGTGATTGCTTCGTCAAATGTTTCCTCAGCATGTGTATATCCTACACCACGTCCCCAACCAATGTGTACAATATTAGGTACTACCTGTATTTCGTACTGTCCTTGATAGATAGGATCTAGGTCACGCTTGATAAATGCTTTGACTTTTTCCACTTCAAAAGGATTTGATCCTTGCCATCCTTGCACATCACGTATTTGAATAACCACTTGTCCTGTACGTGCAATCAAACGGTCAAATAGCGCACGATGGCCTTCGTGCCAAGGTTGCCAGCGTCCCAACATCTGTACTGTTTCTTTCTTCCAGTCAAAGGTAGGGCGACGTCGATTGTTAATAATGTGTTCACCGATGAACTCTGCCCATTTTTCTGCATTCTGTTCAGTGACGCGGAAATCATATTGTTCTGGTTCAACAAAGGCTGCATTGGTGTCAGCGTATCTGCCTTCACGAATAGTGTCTACCCAAATAGTCCAGTCTGCTTTAAAATTATTTCTCATCTCAACCAGCGGAGCCACAAAGTCGCAAATGACATATTCACCCGAACATTCTAGAGAAAACTGCAACATGCGCAGACTCTGACGAATTCTACCTTCTTTTGAAAAATCCCAATCATTGAATTTTCTACGAACATCATCGGCATTGAACCAGTCAACATGAACTTTAAAAAAATCAGGCCCAGGGATGCCTTCATAACCTAAAATTCTGCCCGGATTTATCTTTTCCATATCTCCGTTTTGTTCAATATACGATTTCAATGCTGTGGCCAAAGTGGTTTTTCCGCTACCGGGCAACCCCATTATCAAAATTCTAGATGGCATAATATTTCCTTTAAAAGTATAATATAATTATCGTAGATCAACAAAAAACCCACGCAAAGTGGGTTTTTGTTTTTCTAGCTAGTGTAAATTAAAACCTACGAGTATATGTGACAAAGTGTGCAGTTTGATTGCCACCGTTGGCAGCATCTTGACTAATCTTGTCGCGGTTTATACCAATAGTATTTTTATTATCAATGTCATAGGACAGGCCCAAACGCAATGTTTCGTTTGTATCGACTTGACTAGCATTACCAGAGAACAGTTCTTGTCTCCAACGATAACCTACTTTGGCCTTAAACCCGTAGGGCAATTTACCAATTACCCCAATCTCTTCGCTACTATACCAAAAAGCTTCTGTACCACTTGGAGCTTTTTGTCCTAGGCCCAAACGAGCATACCCGTCAACTGGACCGTAAACTGCCTGTTGATAGGAAACTCCACCTTCGACTCTAGTTGAGTCTTTGAATGATTGAGAAGCCTTTGCACTGTAGTCATTTTGAGCCGCTCTAATACCAAAATCAATTGCAAACCCGTTGCCGAGTCCGTGTTTAACTTGCAATTGAGTTTGATATTGATCTGGTGAGCTGCCATTGTCAGTACTACGTTGTTGATAAGCGACAGTTGCTGATGTCTGTGCCATTGCTGTACTAGTTATACCAGACAGTACTAGAATTGCTAATAGTTTTTTCATGTGTTTTCCTTTAGTTTATTGAAGGGCTAACTCTCTGCCAACCCTCGTGAAAATTTTAGCATTTTCAGAAATTATTTATCATTTCTTAAAAATTTTTAGATATTTGCTGAAAATTTTATTGAACCATAAAAAAAGACTACCGAAGTAGTCTTTTTTGGTTGTTTATTTTACAAGGTAAGTCCTACCCCGGACCGCTGTTTTTTAGGCAGCTAGGGCAACTTTGCTTTTGCCGGAAACGGTGTTTCCAGTAAAGCTCATTGCGCTGAAGTCGAATGTATCTGCGTTTGCATTTACGTTTTTTGTATTTTACGTGACCCCACGTGTTGAGTCGTTATCCTATCTCACGCTGTCGAAACCTGGTCAGGCCCATCAAAAACGCACTACAAGGTTGCCCATTATTAAGAGGGGTGTAGTGCCCTTTTGGTGGACCTGGGCGGAATCGAACCGCCGTCCAACATGCCTTACTTTACAACTTTGTCCATTCAAGGACTACAACAATTCTTTACATAAAAACATGTACCAAAACAAATGTAATCAGTAATACTGCTACAACGAATTGATACGTTTTCATATTATTAAGCAGGCTGAATGTTGCTAGCCTGCTCACCTTTTTGACCCATCGTCACTTCAAATCTTACACTCTGTCCTTCTTGTAGACTTTTGAAGCCACTAGAATTAATCTGTGAAAAATGTGCAAATAGATCATTGCCGCCATTGTCCGGTGTAATAAAACCAAAACCCTTGGCGTCGTTAAACCATTTTACTTTTCCTGTTACCATTTTACTATTTTCCTTGTTTGTAAATTTATCATGTGTGTGTGAATGTATATTTATGAATCTTTGTTCATAGTTTTTAAATTAAGCAACATGTTTTCAACTGTTAGTTTAGTAATAGTTGCCAACATTATCAGCTTATCATCATCAGTATACACTTCTTTGTCGAACATGTCAAGTATACTTGTGCCAATCATTTTGAATGCCTGTTCTTGTCCAACTGCAAGTTTGCCCCAATCTGTAGGATCACCTGCTTCTACTTCTGCTGCAATTTCTACCAATTGATCTAGAGTTATTTTTTTCATATATTAAAAACTGTTATTAAACCAACCTACTTTCTTACCATCAGCTATGCGTTGATCGTATGCTTCTATGCTGCCTGGAAAACGCCAGGCCCATATTGCAACAAGTGCCATAAAGCAAGCAGTACTGATAATACCAATTGGTTTAACTCCTGTGAAGTACATAATGATTAAACTGCTAGACATCATGGCCAGCATGAAGTATTTCATCTTGATAGGGAACACACGTTTCTCACCCCAATTAGTTAGGAATGGCCCAAACAGTTTGTGGTTGTATAGCCAGGCATGCATCACGGGCGAACCTTTGGCAAAACAATAGGCCGCAAATACTACAAAACAGCTATAGGGTATGCCGGGTGTGATTAACCCAACATACGCCATCCCAAGGCTTAGAAAGCCTAAACATTTCCAAAATAGTTTTTTCATATTATCCTGCAAAAACGTTAGGACTACCAGCAGTGATAGCACCACCGTCAGTTGAGTCTCCAACTCTGGCCAGTGACTTCCCGCCAACCTTGACTGTGCCTGACCCAACATTAATAACTGCTGAATGAGAAACACAACTTCGTCCGGACGGAATAGTATGAGGGGCCACTGGATCACCCTGGCATTCAACTGCTATACCGTTGACATATACCTTTGCACTGGTGCCGGTTGGTCCTGTTATAGTCGAAGTGGAATCACACCCATGTCCGGTTGTTGTTGGATCGCCTTGTCTAGCTACAGCTGGCATATATTACCCTTTGATAATGCTTCCAGCACTTACTGGCTGAATGCCTGTGGTTTGGAACACATATTGCTTGCCAATTTCTGGATCTGTTTCTGCCATAGTGATAATGGCACTTGAGTTGAATGTCAACTTGGCATCTGGATGAACAGTCATTAGTACTGGGGACATCGCTGGTCCTTTCTGTGTCATGGCCAACATTAAAGGACGATCTAAAGTGATAGCTCCCATTGTGTCTTCCGCAAACTTGCCCATGACTTCATCTCCAGTAATCAATTTAACTGAGACAACATCACCTATTGCAAATTTCTGTTTATTAAATAACATTTATATTTTCCTAATTAGTATCCACTACCGTTGAAACCAGTTTCATCGATATATTTTCTTAATTCTGTAAAGCCACCGATCAAATTACCGTTAATGATAATCTGCGGTACTGTTCTAGCATTCGGAACAGCTTCTAACAATTCTTCTTTGGTGTATCCATCTCCAATTTTACGTTCTTCAAATTGGACATCGCGTTGCGTCAATAGTGCTTTTGCTTGATCGCAATAGGGGCAATTATATTTGCTCCAAATAATAACATTGCTCATTGTGTTTCCTTTCAACTGTATTATATAGCCGGCAATTCAGCATAGTCAATATTTTCTCCCATAACGCCAATGACGTAATTAGTCGATTCCGATTCCTGTAGCGCAGTCTGTTTCTTGCTGGTATCTGTATGTTTGTTGAACCAAGGAATAGGAGTGGTTTTTGGTGCAGAGCTATTGTACTTGATGCCAATTTGTTTGAGTGCATCAACTGCGGTGTAGTCCACAAAGTCACGTAGGATGTTTGCGTTGAGTCCAATGACTGGACCCATTTTAAACAAATAAGTTGCCCAGTCCTTCTCTTCACGAATAACATCCATGTACAAGGCATACACTTCTGCTTGGCATTCGTCTCGAGCTTCTGCAAATCTAGAATCTTCTTTGACCACTTGATTGATCAAGTAAGCTGTCCAACCTTTGTGTAGTAGTTCGTCTTGTAGAATCAAACTGATAATGTTGCCGTTGCCAATAAAGATCTTGTTCTCAACCATAGCCAAACTTGTGGCAAATGATACCATAAAGCGAAACGCTTCTAGTGCATAACTTGCATGTAAGGCCATGTAGATTGCTTTGACATGTTCTTTTTCTGTGACTGCTTCGCCTAGTTGTTTACGGCAGTTGATAACGTGCAGTGCTTCGTAGTAGTTGCCCACACTTGACGCCATGTCAACTATTTCTTTTGTGTCATGGATGGTGTTGAACACATCTTTGGGCACGTTGTAAATGTTGCGAATGATATGGCTATAAGATTTGCTATGAATATTAGTTTCAAAGAATGTCCAATTGTAGACCAGTGCTTCTAATTCAGGCAAGCTGATTACTGGCATAAAGATCTGACTGGGGCCACGTCCTTGCAAACTGTCTAAGGCAGTTTGTCTTAACAAGTTGCTGGTAAAGATATGTTTGATAGCATCCGATGCATCTTTGAAATCATTGGAATCTTTGGTTAGACTAATCTCTTCTGGTTGCCAAAAGAACCCTCGTGCTGTTGCTTCAAAGTCTGCAATCTTTTTATACTTGACTTCTTCAAATCGCTGGATGGTCACAGGACCAGCTGGGTCTAGAAACATCTTGCGGTTTAAGTAGTCTGTCTTTGTGTTTAGGTTATATTGTTGTTTACTCATAATTTACATCCTTCGCAGTCTTCTTCGTCTTCAATTAATTCTCTTTCGTTGTGAAATCCATTATAGTGTACTTCAGGGGTTGCTTCAGCTATTGCCTTGCTGCCTGCTTTGTTGATTAGACTATAGTAGAATGTTTTCAATCCCCATACATGCGCCTGCATCAGATTCCTAGCAATCAGTGTGGTTGGCACTTTGCGATCTGTCCAATGTGCTGGATTATAAAATGTGTTAGTTGAAATTGATTGATCAACATAGGCAGCAAGAACTGCGGCTGTTTTCAAATAGCCATCACAGTCTTTCTGTTCCCACATCATTTGATATTTGTTTTTTAACTTGTGGTATTCAGGTACAACCTGTACAAATGATCCTGCCTTTGATTCTTTAACTGAAATCAAACTCATAGGCATTTCAATGCCATTGGTTGAGTTAATAACAACGCTTGAACTTTCAACAGGGGCAATGGCCATTAGTGTAGCATTACGCACACCGTACTGCTTCATATTACCACGTAGTGTTTCCCAGTCAAGTTCTGGAGCAAAGTCTGCTAGTTCATTAACACCTTTGGCACGTAGTTCCCAAGGAAAGATGCCTTGGCCGTATCTAGTTTTGTGACTTTCTGTACATGCACCACGTTCTTTGGCCAACTCTACCGTGGCTTCTGTTAAGTAGAACGCCTGATGCTCCATCCATGTTTTAACATCTTGCAGTGCATCTTTCTCGCCATACTTAAGGCCACGCTTGGCATGCCAGTAGGCCAAGTTAGTAACACCAATGCCTAATGGTTGTATCTCATCGTTAGAAAGTTTACTTTGTATCGATAAGAAATCTTGATAGTCAAGAATGTTACACAGGCTACGCTGTAGAATCCTACAGGCTCTACGCATATCCTCTGGATTACGGAACGATCCCCAGTTGATAGATCCCAGTGTACACAACGCTATGCGTCCACTATCGTCGTCTAATCGCTTAAATGAACGTGTGGGTAATAGAATCTCACAGCACAAGTTACTTTGATAAATCGTATGGTACTCGGGATCAAAAGGCCCTTGGTTCATGACATTATCAATGAATACGAGATATATTCGACCCGTATCTGTACGTTCTTTTAGTATACCACTCTTGAACACTTCCTCGGCGCTCATCGTTTTCTTACGGAGGCCTTTTTGTTTTTCATATTTTACGTACAGTTCTTCAAACAACTCAGTGTCTTTGTAAAACGCTTCGTATAGGTCAGGTACGTCGTTGGGATCAAAGAATGTTATGTCTTCTTTGTTTTTAAATCGTCTCCAGAAGAAAGCACTAAGCACAACCCCATAATCCATATGACGGACTCGGGTTTCTTCGGTGCCTTGGTTGTTCTTAAGTACAATAAGATCATCAAACTGAAGATGCCAAATAGGATAGAATACAGTAGCACTTGCATTGCGGATACCCCCTTGTGAACATGAACGCAAATCTCCAAACCATTTTTTCAGGAATGGTATCATACCTGTGTGCATGATCTCACCACCTCTGATGGGACTGCCTAACGAGCGTAGACGACCTATCTCCAAGCCAATGCCAGCACGTTTGCTAGCATACTTGGCCATCATTTCGCCACTAGCAAAAATGGAGTCAAGATCATCATCACTGCGAATGAGCACACAACTAGAGAACTGCTTAGTGGGAGTGCCAAGGCCAGCAAGAACAGGAGTAGCGAGAGTAAATAGACCATCTGAAGCTGCATTGTAGTATTCCTTTATATAACGCATACGAGCCGCATTAGGTTCTTCTTTGTGAAATATAGTAGCGGCAGCAACCATGTATCTAATTTGCGGAGTTTCGTATGTTTGTTTTGTACTACGGTTCTTGACCAAGTACTTTTCAATCAACTGTTCAATAGCGGCATATGAATATGTTTCGTCCTTTTCATGATCCAACATGTCATTCATCTTGTTCCAATCATCTTCTGTATACCAGTCAAGTAGGTCAGCAGTGTAAAGGCCTGTGGCCACATTGGTCTTGACTATTTCATATAGGCTAGGAGGAGTATAGCTGCCGTAAACATCTTTACGCAACATGCTCACTCGTTGTTTACCTGCTACATATTGATAGTTGGTATGACCTACATCTGGATTATTTTCTACGTCGATGAGATCAACAATGGCTCTTAGAGTTATTTCATCTACTTCACGTGTTGTTATACCGTCATAAAAATGTGGCTGCGCCTTAATCTCAATCATTGACTGGCTGACGTCAGCTATACCTTGACAGACTTTTGCTACCTGTGCCTGCCATTTCTCGATTGTTAACGGCTCTTTATCGCCGTTTCTTTTAATTACTGTTATTTCCATCATGTCTCTAAGTTATTTGATATTTATAGGTAATGCCGTTCCGGACCATATGATGTCGGTTTGAAATTGATCTAATACTGTTTTATTATGTGCTATTCTAGGTTCGTAATTCAATAGAGAATTATCTGCTACTAGAAAGAATTTCGAATCAAGATTTTCAGAAAGCATAGACTTATGTATCTCGCAAATGGTATTCATAAACCGCTGTGTTAATTTAATAGTATACAGCATGCCGAGACAGATAGCAAGATCATCTAGCTTGCCGTCAATAACCAAATGCCAGGGATCAGGCCAAGACGTTGGTTGTTGTGGGTCTAAGAAAGGATTAACAAATGGAGCGTGGCTCCAGAGTTTAGCAACATCATCCATAGGATCGTTACTAATTTCTAAACTATCTCTGAACTGCTTCCATTTAAATAATCTTTCGTTTCCGTAAAGATCAAACACCGTACGATATCGAATATGATACCGTTCCAATTTGCCCAGAGGCTTGCGGATTTCGGTATGATAATAACAGCGTATCTATACCGCTGTCGCCGTCGTTGTCTTTTAATTCTACATTAAAAACAAAATTTGTCATAAGGATTCCCTCTGGTGTTGTTGCGTAAAGAGTTGAGTATGAATAGTTGTCTGTAAAAGAAAACTCTCCGAGCGACTCGTTTACTGTAATTACTAATTGACCTGCTCTGGCATGGTCACCCAATTGTAAAACATAGTCTATGTATGTGTATCTATTGAACGCACTAAAAACTGACAAAGCCTTAAAACCGTCAGACAAATAAATGTCATCATAATTCATGTCGACTAGGCTGGCTCTATTGGCGTTTTCAACTTCTGTTATTGCATACTTTGTAGTGGTTGCGGTAAACCCTGCAGCCTGGTGTCTGTTGCTGGTACAATCAACAACTGCGTTTCCACTTTTTTCACCGAACTTAACAATGCTGGATACGGGAGTGGCTGCGGTATTTGTGTTGTTGCCGCAATTGATAAATCTAGATCTTTGAAAAATTGTGCCCCTACCAAAGTCTGATATAAATGCCTGGGCCGCAATTTCTTCAAATTCGCAGTCATTTATGCGCCATAGGTTTCCTTGCCCCAGTACTCCGTTGATCACGATGCCAGTATTGCAAATAAAAAATCTAGTGCCGTCAAAGGTAATGCTGGTGTCGAATCTAGGTGGTGAACTTGGATCAATAGTAATCTGATCTGATCTAATGGCCAGCGGTGTTGATTCAAACACACAGTCTTTAATTTTGATATTTGTGACCTTTGTGCCTGCTAGACTGTTTTCCCAATAGATTGATGCATTGCTGTCTTCTATATTTCCAGAAATACCGTCACCTAGTACATAGTCACTCATCCACTTTACATTTTCTAACACGCTGTCTGCAACGCCTGTTAGAACTGTTTGTCCTTCTGCATGATTAATTGTTAAATTAGAAATGTTAATGTTCGTTGGACGATTGGTGCTGGTAAATTCTGCAACTTCTTTCCCGTCTTCTGTAATAAACAATATGTTGTTATTGCCGATTTCTAACAGAACCTGATCTCTAGTTTCACCTCGTATTCTAGCAGAACTAGGTACTTTTAAGTTGCTAGTAAACAGGTAAGTCCCATTGGGAATCATCAATGTTTTTTTAAATTCGGGATTTGTATTTCTAAATAGTTCATTCAGTGCATTTTGAAATGCTGCAACGCAGTCAGTTGACCCATCAGGGACTGCACCAAAGTCTAATACACTTACATACTCATCTAACTTGGTTTGTAAAGATCGAGCAATGCTTTGTGTAATAGACGGTTCTTGTTCTGCAAATCGATAGCTGGCCGCTAGCTCTAGTATGTTGTCGTGTTCTGTTAATACCTTGGTATTCCCAACATAAGGTGCGCCTTCTGCAACACTACCGTTGCCTATGAATAATTCTTGACTGTCAACTGCCCATGCAAACTCAGCCGAACTCAGTTGCGGAACACCAATTCCTGAGTTTTTAAGTCCACGTCTAACTTGTATCTTGGAAATCTGCACCACAGCCATAATATTAATCCTCTACGATACTATATTTATCTACTTAGGGAGTAATATTCTTCCACCTTAGTTAACCACATGTCTTGGTATTTGTTAAAGTTGTCGGGGGTTAGATCAAATTGTTGATACTCAAAAGCACGGCTACACATAAAGATAACCCCACGCTTCATGTTTGTTTTGTAAACTTCATTATGTGCTAGTATATAGGCAACTAATTGAATATAGTAGTCTTCTACCCATTCTGCTTTCTTGGGCTTGTTGGTCTGCTTGTGATCGCAGATAGCAGGTTGGCCTTGATAGACTCCTACCAAGTCTGTTGTTCCGCTGTATAATCCGGGAAAGTACAAACTCTGCTCCATGGCCCAAACTTCATCCATTTTGCTTAGACCGTTTTCAATAATAACATCAGCCATTTTGTTGGCCTGAACGTGAACAGGATTATTACCGGGCTGTCGTTGTTCGCCAACCAAGAAACGCTCTAGGTTGGCATGCATGGCTGTGCCTACACCTGCCGCTTCTGTAGTAATCTGCTGTGCTTTTGCATGACCGATACGATTCTTCCATTCATTTAAATGAGTCATATCCTTGGTTGCTGAAAGGATAGTGGTTACTGACGGAAGGCTTTCACCGTCCGGAGTTTGGTAGACACGTTTGCGTGTAATTGGATCGTTGATTTGAACGCAATTTTTATATTGATATCGTTCAACGAATGGGGGTGGGGAAATAGTAGTCATAGTGTATTATACACTAAAAGATTCGGCTTGTCAAGCCTGAGGAGTTGCTTGACTTTGGGCCAATTGCCCGGCTGCTGCCGATGCTGCTGTTTGGTCTACTGCTGCTTGACTGTCTGCAGGAGTTTGGGTACCGTCACCTTTTGGTTCTTCATCCGGCGCACCTGGTACGTTAAGTTCGATACCGTCGGCATTAAAATTCTTAACCATTTGCTGAATGGTTGGCATTGAATCGTACATGGCTTTAAATATTTCATAGTCAGCTGCTAATTCAAAACCATTTGTGGCCAACACTTTATTCAGACCGTTCCAATTTAGTTTAGCAGGCGCTTTTTTACTTGCGGCGCGACCAATATAGTTTCTAAGAACCATAACAAATCTATCACCTTCATCATCGCCGCTAAATTCAAAAAATCTCATTTTATAGTTGCCAATTGTTTTTGTAATTCAGCAAGTTCTTCTTGCTTTGATTTTATTTGATCTTGAATTTGTTTTTTTTGATTTACCCGATCAAGCGCCTGTTGAGCCATCACCTTCTGTTGGTCTGCAGGATTCTGTGCAGGTGCAGCCGCTGGCGCTGTAGGAGCTGGTCCTGCAGCAGGAGGAGCACCCAAAGGTGCGCCCGGAGTGCCTGGTGCAACCGCCGGAGCAAGTTCTCTAATTTTTAAGAAATCGCTCTCGTTGGTAATATCAAAAAATTTCATCCTGCTAGAACTTTTAACAAACGGCTTTGGCGATCAATGCTTTCACGCTGTTCACGTCCTGCATCGCCTATGCCACCTGCTGCTGGTTCGGCTGCTGCAAAGTCATCACCACCCATATCAGCAGCTGGCTCTGCATTCATAGCATCTGGCTCTGCCGGAGCAGACATATCAGCAGCTGGCTCGGCACCTAACATTTCAGCGCCTTGTTCTTCACCAGTTAGTGTACGAACGCCACTGGCTAGAGTTTCGCGAGCTGCTTTTAGATTTTCTAATGCACCTTGAATTGCTGGAGCAACTGTGCTTATAAATTGTTTAGCCTGCTCCTGTCCCATTTCGTCGCGGATAGAATCACCTAACTGTAATAGAGTGTCGTTCTCCATACCAGAAAGTTCTTCGATCCAACGGCCCACTCTGTCAACCATTGTCTTTGCTGTGACAATCGCAGACGCTTGCTGGATTTCACCTTCTTTTAGATTACGCATATCATCTCCTGTATTTTTTGATTCTGTTTCAATTGATTCTTTCATATTGGCTTCAATCCATTGCATAACGTCCCATAGGTCGTTGACCAATTGGTTTGGTCTAACAGGCTCACCGCCTCCTCGTTCTGCCATTTTAGATTGTGCCCTAATTGCCGCTAGTAAATTAATAGCATCTTCGGCATTGTTAATATATGCTTCGTTTGTGTTTATATCTTCCTTTCCTGCGAAGCCGCGAGCGGCGCCTTTTACCCCGCCAATGATTTTGTCTCCAACCTTTGCCATAAATCCTTTATTCTTATCGGATTTTAATTTGGCCATACGGTCGTCTGATTGTTTGTCAATGGACTTCTTAATGCCGGTTGCTGCATCTGCTCGAACTTGGTCCATGTCATAGCCTTCGCCTTGATCAAAAGTGCCGTAGTCTTCATCACTACCGTGTCCTGCTGATGCTAGGGCGTATGCATCATCAGTATCACCGCCTTCGTCATCTGATCCTTGTACAATATGATTAAGATTGGCTTCTAGGTCTTCAATGTATGAATCCATATTACGAAGTTCGCCACCTTCTTGATCACTATAGGAATTCCATACTTCATCAACCGCAGATTCAACATCACCGTTACGTAAAGCTGCCATAATTTTCTCATAATCAGGATCGCCGTAGCCGTAAATCTCGTTCATATCCTCGTCAAACTTCTTGAGAAGTTCAACTACTTCTTGTTCGTCAAAATCTATACCTTCTTGTACAGAGTTATCAACAATAGGTTCATCACGCTCTGATAATTCAGCTACTATGGCATCGTGCATGAACTGTGCTTTTGATAGAGTGTCGTTTTCCACAGTTTCATTGAAGTTAGAACTGCTGCGAGCTGTATAGATCTGTGTACGTAATTTATTACGTGCATCTTCCAGCTGTTCAACGCTGAATGTTTCTAGGTTTAGTTTGCGCCCAAAGGTTTTAGCCAACGATTCGTTGAGTCTTTTGGCTGATCTATTATTTGTAAAAAGGTCTGTTGTTCTCATATTTGTAAAGGTCCAGAGTGATACTATATTTATTCAGAAGGAGGCCAATCTCTGCACAATGTTTTTGGCATTTACCGCACGATCTCTACTCTCACAGTATCTAGCCCATAGTGTGTCTGCACGGTCGTAATCCTGGTTATTTGTGGCCTTTTGATATTGTGCCCTTAGCAGTTGACTGTCGTGATACCAGCGTCCATACTCCTGATCTGCCCTATGTAGTTTATCAGCATGAATTGACAGTTTGTTCACGGCCAACATATTGGCCAATCTTATGGCCGCTGCATTTAGGTAAATGTCTTTGTAAAGGTAAGTGTTATTATATCGAAGATGCTTGACTGTGCCTTCGCTGACTATGACCACATCACCCACAAGGATTCCTTCTGCGACTTTGACTGGGAGAATTTGATGTTTTTCAATTAATCTTTGCTGTGCAGAACTAACTACTTGCTCTAAGCGTTTAGAAATGTTAGTCATAAAAAAAGGACCTATGGCCCTTATTTAAGTGTTCTTGTTTTAGAGTCCCAAGAACTTGAGTATGTGTGGAAAATTAATAGCATTAATCCAACCAGCGCCTGCGGCAAATGCCAGGCCAACCATGGCATACATTGTGAATTTACTTTTGATTTTTTCCAACTCATTGATCTTTTTATACAAATCACTGTGCTGTGCATCAGACGCCACTGACATTTCTGATAGTTTTTCAGCGAGTAAATCGCGAGTATTATCTAGACAGTCGTGCATCTCTCTGACGCCCACTTTGAGTTCGTCAAGTTTTTCTTCTATTTGGTCTACTTTAGTTTCAACTACAGCTACCCGCTCAGGTAGTGCAGCTAGTTGTGCTACTGCTTCTTTCGTGGCCATTGTGGCTGTTTCCTTTTATGTTAAGTCAGGTGCTCGCTCCGAGCCATGTGCCTAAGTGTTCCGAAATGCCTAATGGTTTTGCCTGTTAAATTGTATTTATCCCGCTTGTGTGATTTCGTATATCCAAATGTTTGCACGATCACCTTTACTAATAAATGCCGCTGGATCTATATCAACTGAATTATTTAGTTGATTGGTTATAGGAACCCCATTGATATCGTCAATTAACAGGCCAACTGGGTCTTGACCTTTGAGAAAAACACTATCACGCTCTGTATCAAAGTTCCATGTCCAGTAAGTGGCCCGGCCTTCTAGATCTCTTGGTAATGCACCAGACTGCTGGTTGGGATCAGCCACAAAAGAAAAGTTAGAACGCAAGCCAATGGCCTGTTGAAGAGCATTGAAGTTGGCCTGTTGGCCTAATTTTATTTTGTCAGTTTCATATCTACTAGCATGAGTTCTAGTGATGTCTACGAGAGTGATAACTTGATAGCGTGCCATAATGTGCTACTATTTACACTCGTGATTCGCCAGCCAACAAAAAAGCACCCGAAGGTGCTTTAGTGCTTCCCATCCCTGAGAAAAAACTATTAGGTCTGTAAGCTAGCGAAAGATGTCTTCTCAGTTACAGTAAATGTTGTAGTGTCAGTGAATGTCCAAACGCCTGAAGCTGTTCTTGAACCTGTACCAATCTGACGACCTAAACGAATTGCAACTGCATCAACGTCTAAAGCGTGTCCGTCGCCAACAAATGTTAACTTAAGACCGTTGCTCTTCCACTGTTGCAAGGCTGCTGTAGTGCCAATTTCGTCTGATAAGAAAGATGCTGTTGCTGCGTTGATAGCAGAAGCTGTGCCTGAACCTGACAGGACTCCTTCAAATATTTTTAGTTGTAGTGTACTTTGGATTGTACCTAATGCAACCGCTGTTGGGTTTGTTCTTGTTACTGATGCCATGATGTGTTCTCCTTATCAATGATCCCGCTCCGGGACCGGCAATGTTAAGAATCGTCCTGATTCTTATACAGTATTTATATTGGATAGGAAAAATCACGCCGATACGGCTGATTTTAGTCGGCTCTGAAAGGAGTCCAGCGGTCTCTAGGTACCAGTTTGCTGCCGCCTGCAACATATCCTTCACCACCTGGCTTGCCACCTGTAGTAGCTGTGATATCACCTTTGGCTGAATCAAGCTCACGGATAACTTCGTCTTTGGCCGCCATGATTTCACGAACAAGTTCAAACAGCTTGTCCATAACTCCAGGATGCTGTTCACTATGAGCTGTAATCTTGGCTGCTTTTGCAGGAGCCTTTTGCACAAAGGCCATAAAGGCTTCTGTGTTGATATCGTCTAGTTGTTTGTCTTTTGATTTGGTATTCACAAAGGTATAAATCTCAGTTTGCAAATAGCCCATGCCCGCAACAGGTGCTAGCAAATTATTAATTGCTGATTGATTTTTAGCTAGAGCTTCGATTTTAGCAAGATTTTCTGCACCAACAGCAGGACGATGACTGACACTGGTCAAGCCAAATACCTTAAGTTCTGGGTTGCCGCCAAACTGCTCAGGATCCGTAAAGTCTTCACCACTCTTGTCTCCAAAGTAGCCAAATACCTTATGTGCCGCCACCGCTATCTTGGCCTTGGCCAACTCTCGGCCAACTTCACTACCACCTGCAACTGAATAGGTTGTTTGGTTAGGTGTGAACGATATACGACCATCACCGCCTTTATAAGGCTTACCTGGATGGAATAGAATATCTCCGTAAACATAACCACGGAATTCTGTAGGAGTTGCCTTTTCAAATACAGGCCATAGTGCAGCCATATCTCCGGCAAACTTAGCTCGCCATTCTTCGCCTTTGCCACGGCTCATGATAAATTGTTTTAGTTCTTCGGGGCTTGAGCTCTTGCCTTCTTCACGTCCCCAGTTGTTCTTGCCCACCATGCGGAACGTGCCATCTTCTTCACGCCCCCAGTACACTGTGGGATTGCCGTCCCATTTGATAGTGATGCTGGTTTCTGGACTGGCAAGGTCTTTGAGTATCTGTATGGCTTTGACAGCGCCGTTGGCTTCTGTAAACACTAGATCTTCTAGGTGATTGAACTCACGGCCCACTTTCTTAGGAGCAGGTGCGTCAGCTTCATAGATGCTTTCATTTTTATTGCGGCCAGCACAGTGCGCCTTCTGACTAAACCCTTTGGGATTAGAGCAGTTGATAGAGCTTTTGTATTTCTTGCTCCACTTTTCTGTCAGGAATTCAAATGCTCTCATTTTGTGATATTGATCATTCTGCGCATCCAACCTATTGTTCCTGGTTGGTAGCTTTCAAAGGCTTCGTTCTTTGGCAATTCAACGCCCTGTTTGGCCAGTGTTTCTCTTGCACCTGCAACCAGCTCTTCGTAGTTGGGTAATTTTTTAATGTAGTTTAGAATGGTGTCAACTGAACGAATGTCTTTGACTGTGGCTGTTTGACCCAGTAGCTGTTTAGCAATATTGTTCCAATCGTTGCCGTCGGGCAGTAGTTCATCAGTAGTTGCATTAAGTAAGCCATGCTTAGGACTGTACTTCATGCCTCTAGCACGAGCAATTGAGCTTAACACAATATGGCGGTGCTCACCACGATACTCACCTTGGCCACCAATCATTGATCCCTGTTGAAACAGGGGATTGGCTGAAAACATAAAGTCAGCCTGCACAAAGCCATTCTCCGGACTGCCCTTGATAGGCACCTTCCAGTGTACATTGTCTCCGCTTAGTTTGATGTTCTCTTTGCCAAACTGTGAAATTAGTTTGGCTGCAAATTCTTTTTTGTCTACTTCGTTGGCGTCTACTGAAAGATCTAAATCGCCTGAACTGTTCTTTTCAAATGTGCCGTCTGGATCTTCTTTGCGTCCAGTGGTGCCTAACCACTTTACAGGCTTCTTGTCATCTGCGTGTTTTTCTTTGGTAAAGTCTAGGCCCGTGATCTTTTCGATGTACAGAATAGTTTCCTCTACATCTCCCGTAGCAATACGCTGTGTCAGTGCTTGTTTATCGGCGTCCTTGAATACGTTGCCGCCTTCGAATAAATTACTCATTGTCATTGGATTCTTCTAGTTTTCTTTTGGCTTTACGTGATTCTGCGATTCTTCGTACACCACGGGTAAATTTACTGGGATCCTGCCCTTTGATAGCATTAATAAGTCTGCGCTCAAGCTCATCCGCTGATTCAGCGTCATAGTGCTTGTGTATGCTTTCCAACAGATTAATAGCAGAATTAATGATGTTGGTAGCACGGCTTTCGATTAACGAATCCGTATTGCGTACTTCGGCAATTTCATTAAGTTCCTGCAGAATTGATCTGGTACGAAGTTTCATAAATTATTTCCTATTGTGTATTTAACTCATTTTAAACAATAATAACATTGTACTGAAAAATGTGCGGTCGCACAATCCCAAGCTAAATACTATCAGTAGAAACCATAAGTCTACACAAACACACAGGAAAACGCAATGAAATTTATATCAGATCGTATGCTAGCCATCCTAGAACGTCTATCCGAAATGTTCCCAGGATCTAGCTATCAAAGCAGCTTAGATGCTTATCTAAGCACCAAAGGCATTACCGATGCCGCCCAGTTGGAAAATTACATCCAACAATACAACTCCCAAAAGGAAACTTATCTATGAAAACAATCTTAAACTCAATTTGGTCAGTACTAGAAGCATTTGGTCAAGCACGTTATGCAGCCAGTCTTGCCCGTCAAGGCCGCGTAGAAGAAGCCAAAGCTATATACGGCTCTTAATAAATATTGGCATGAAACTGGTTTATATACACGGTGCCAATGCCACCAGTGAAAGCTTCAATTACATCAAGAGCAAACTAGGCGACGGGGTGGACCTTAATTATGACAGCCGTAATGGGTTTGAAAATAACCTAAAAGACATGCAGACTGCGCTAGACGGACAAACTGATCTAGTTTTTGTTGCACATAGCCTAGGCGGCATATATGGTTTGCATTTGGCCAATTCAATGCCTAGTGCTGTTAGAGGCGCGGTGACTCTAAGCACACCATATGGTGGTGCTGAAGTGGCAGACTATGCTCAATACTTCTTGCCGTTCAGCAGACTGATGCGTGATATAGGGCCTAGTTCGTGGGTTATGAAACAGGCCAAACGCATTAAGATACAGCATCCTTGGACTAATATAGTCACAATCAAAGGACAAAGCCCTTTTATGCACGAGCCTAACGATGGTGTAGTGACCATTGCTAGCCAACGGCATCATGAGGATATGGAATTAGTGGAAGTTGAATACAACCACTATGAAGTAGTGCTCAGTGACGAAGTGGTAAGCCTTATTAAAGAACGAGTAAAAAAGTTCAAGAAATAAGTTGCTTTTCAGTCGCAGAGCATATATAATAAGTTAACAGCGAAAAAGAAGTAGTTGTTAATTTACAGACATTAACACACAGGAGATTATTATGTCAAACACATTCGAAGCACCAAAGCTACCAGAAGTTAAATTCAACAAGAACGGTTACGAAATCCGTACAGACATCTTGGGCATGGCCAAGAGCCTAGTACAAGACGACTTCCACGCCAAATTCCAAGGCTGGGAAATGACTGCTACTCGTGACGAGAAGACTGGTCAGATCGTTAGTAAAGTTGAAATGCCACAGTTTCCAGGACTTGACAAAGTTCTAGAGACAGCTGAAAAGATGTACTCATTTGTTAACAGCGGCGTAAAGAAATAATATACGCTCATAGAGCAATATAGTGGTAAAAGAAAAGCACCTTCGGGTGCTTTTTCTTTATCTAACTGTGGCTAACTTAAAGAAACGTAAGATGCAGATGTACATCCAACCTAGATCAAACTCATACCACTTCTGACTGAACTTGGCATTAGCACCATCTGCGTGATGATTGTTGTGTAATTCTTCCCCACCAATCCATACTGCCCACGGAATGATATTACGGCTGGTATCTTTGGTATCTGTGTTGCGATATCCCCACCAATGGCTTAGTCCATTAACTACACCTGCTGCCCAGAACGGGATCCATATCATTTGAATACCCCACACTACAAGTCCCCACGGTCCAAAGAGCAAGCAGTCTATAACCAGCATTAAAAGAA